GGATACATCTCATGCCGCGCAGGCCGGTTCCCGTCAAAGTTCCCGAACAGCGTGCCGTTAGGCTTGTATTCCGACGGGGGAACCTTGATCGCCCAACCGTAGCGCATGCCGGAAATCTTGAGGTTGCCGCTCATGTGCCGCAGCCCTTACAAACAATCTGCCACCCCACCCGCTTCTGCGCCTTCCGCAGGTTCGTCCCGCGCTCAACCTGCTGGCTCTTGCAGTCGAGACACATCACCACCCAATGCGCGCCGTGGTTGCCTGACCGCGCGTAGTCGATGACTTGGAGGTTGCCGATGGTTTGGCCGGCCATTTCGATGAAGTCGGGGCTCATGCTGCCGCCCTCATGATGGCGCGGCCGATCAACTCCGGGATTTGCGGGACGACGGCGTTGCCGATGGCCCGCAGTCTGTCCACCCGAGCGGGAACCCCATGAGCCACTCGACCCACCTCGGGTTCAGGGGGCCACCCGCCGCCTCCGGAAGCTGCACGCCCTTCGTTCCACCTCCCCGTTCCGAGTAGGGCTTCGCGTTGGGGAACCGGTAGTCCCTGGCCGCTGGCGTCGGCCACATCCTCGCCGCGACCCCCTCGATGAAGCTCCCCAACCGTCCCCTTCTGAGATACCTCTCCGCCATCGCTGGGGTGCAGTTGGAGGTCGTGGAGACCTTGTCGGCGGTCGGCGTCGGCCACGCGCTGATACGCGATGATCCACACCCGATCCCGCCTGTGAGGGGCACCAACGGCGGCAGCTGAGATGCAATGCCACTCCGCATCATACCCGAACGTGGCCAGGTCTCCGAGAACGTCTCCAAGCCCCCGAAAAAGGAGTGCTGCGACGTTCTCCACGATGACGAAGCGGGGTCGTATCTCGCCAATAAGTCGGGCGTAATCGCGCCATAGGCCCGACCGTTCGCCGACAAGGCCTGCCCCGTTTCCAGCAACGCTGATGTCTTGGCAGGGGAACCCGCCGCAAATGACATCCACGGAAATTCCGTCTGCTGCCAGGCGCTCGCCTGTGAGGGTTCGCACGTCATCGTAACAGGGCACCTTCGGCCAGTGTTTCGCCAGCACGCGGCGGCAAAACGGGTCAACTTCACAGAAGGCGGCGGTCGTCATTCCCGCCCGCTCTAGGCCAAGGGAGAAGCCGCCGATGCCGCTGAACAGGTCCAAGACTCTCACGTAAAAATCCCCGCCTGCCGCGCCCTCGCCAACGTCTTCAGCCCCCGCGCCGTGGGTTTGGCGGTGCGAGTGCGCGGCGGCTTGTTGTGGCCCTTGGTGGGCACGTCCAGCGCGGCATCGTGGTGCATAGCGGCTATTTGCCAGCCAGCCGCTAGCGGGATGCCGTGGCGCTGTAGGGCCTCGCCTAGTTGTTCGACGGAGCGGCAGACGGCATACCCGTGCTGCAACGTGTCCATCACGCGCTGCATCTCCACCTGCGCCGGGCTTTGCTTATTCGCGCCGGCCTTGAGTTCCGCCATGAACGCGAACCCCGGCGCCAGCACCAGCACGTCGGCCACGCCCTGCTTAACGCCCTGCGCCTGTAGGTGCTGCCACTCTCGGGCGCGTTGCTCTGCCGTGCCTGTGTGTTTGCGTCCGTGTTCGATTGCAGTGAACCAGCACGGGGCGAGTAGGTGGGATTGTAGGAAAAGGCGGCATCGAGCTCGGAGGCGGGCTTCGGGTTTCATTAATCGGCGGCCTCAAAGAACAGATCCACCGCGCCACGCTCGGAACCTTCAAGCGCCCGCACGGCCTGGCGCCAATACGAAGGCTTGAGTTCACACCCAAAAAACCGGCGCCCCCGCTTCACGGAAACAACGCCCTCGGAACCGATACCGAGGAACGGAGAGAGCACCACGTCGCCGGGGTTGCTCCACATCGTAACGGCGCGGTCGATCAGAGGCAGTTGCAGCGGGCACAGATGGCGCTCGTCAGCAGCCTCGCGGGCCATATCCAGGCTCAGCGCGTCACCGATCCACTTCGACGCCTCGGCTTTGTTGTTCAGCACTGCCGTTTGGCTGATATCGAACCAAACCGGGCTCGCCCATTTCTGCCAAAGTTCAACGGGGAAATCCGCCGGCTTGTGGCCCACGGGTTCGGCGTTCTCGCCTGGCGCGCGAAAGATCAGCAGGTAGTCAGGCGTGCCCGGCCACGAGCATGTGCTATCTTTCAGGATTTGCTTGTGCAGCAAGTGCAGCGCCTTGGTCCGCGTCATCTCCACCACGGGATCGCGCCAGATGGTCACGCGCCGCACAAACGTCCATCCGGCGCGGAGATGCGCGGCCACGATATCATCGGAGAACGGCTTTGTTCCAATCACGCCATCTTTCCACTTGCGCGTGGGCAGATCCGAACAATGAACGGCGGACATGCGGCCCGGCTTCGTGATCCGCAGCTTCTGCCGAATGATGAACTCGTAGTGGGCGAAAAACTCGGCGTCGTTCACCGAATTGCCAAGGTCGCACTCGCTTTCCGAGTAGACAAACAAATCGCCGAACGGCGGCGAGTAGACAGAGAAACCGATGGACGCATCAGGCAACTGCGCCAGCACGTCGCAGCTATCGCCGTTGATGGCGGTCCATCGATCTCCGTGGGCAGAGTTCAAGCAGGTAATTTCGCTCATGCTCCAAACCCCCTCATCAGCCATGCTTCAGTGTTTTCACGCTGCACCATGAACCCGCCGTAAGCGTCCTCATGCGCCAGCCATACGCCATGAACCCGACACAATTTGACGATTTCCGCCATAAACGCGGTCGCCACTTCCTGCGACACCGGATCAGGCTTATTCGGCGGCGGCGCGCTTTTGTCGGCACGATACAAATTAGGCCTTACTGCATCCTGCAACCATTGCGGAACAGGCACCTTCACGCCGTCATCCATTGCGGCAGCCTCCCGGTATGAGTGGGTTGATAGGGAATGCGGGTCTGCGCCTCGACATTCCGATTGCGGGCCATAGCCGCAGCCATGGCGCGTTTCATTGTGGCGTGGTCGCCGGCCTTCCGATCGATCACGCGGCCGATTTGATCCTCGCCCTCGGCGACGATCAGGTGAACGTCAACGGGCCGCGTCTGGCCGAACCGCCAGCACCGTCGCACAGCCTGATACCAAGCCTCGTAGGAGAAGCTGCGGCCCACGAACGCCACACGGGCGGCGTGCTGCCAGTTTAGGCCCATGCCGGCTACGGACGGCTTCGTGATAATGTATCGCGCCTCGCCCATGGCAAACGCCGTCAGGGCCGCCTCTTTGCGTTCCGGCGTGTGTGATCCGCGCACTTCCACCGCGCCCGGCACCGCCAGCATTAGCGCGTCAGCCTCGGCGTCATTGTCGCACCAGATCACCCACGGTTCGCCTGGTTCGGCGGCCACCAACGCGCCTACAGCCTCGGCGCGCGCCTGTGCCGTCTCGCGCTTTATGGCGTGCATGTTCGTTGCGGATAAATCGGATGCGAACAACATCCCGGCCGCCGCACGGGTATCACCTGCCGCTTTGTGCCGGTGGATGTTCAACGGAGGCAGCACGAAACGCGATGCGTCATATCCGAGGTCTGCCGGCGTCTCTGCGCACCGCGCCCACGACGCCACCCAATCCCAGAACGCATCCTGCGCGTGGCCCTTGATGCGCCACTGTTGGCTTGCGGTGGCGGTGTCGTTGATGAACCAGCGCGACAGCATCTCCACGCTTCGCATCAGGCCGAGAAACTCCGCGTGCGTGCCCAGCTCCATATGATCGTTCGGGGCTGGCGTGGCAGTGCTGGCCAGCTTGAACCGGTGGCCTTCAAAGGAAGCGATCAACGCGCGCGTCGTGGCGCCCGTGAAGTTCTTCAAGATCGAGCTTTCGTCTAGGCTAACGGCGCCGAATTGCACGGTATCAAGTGCGGCAAGGCGGTCGTAATTGCATACGTTGATGCCGTCGCGGGCTTCGTCCTGGTGGCGGATCACGCGCACGTCGTAACCCAGCGATAAGCCCTCACGCTCAATCTGCCGGGCCACTGCGAGCGGCGTCAGGAGTAGCGCCCGCCCATTGCTTGCTTCGGCGGCTTGGCGGCACCATTCAAGCTGAATGCGCGTCTTCCCCAGCCCGGTATCAAGGAACATGGCGGCGCGGCCTTGGCGCAAAGCAAAGCGGACGCATTCGGCCTGGTAGTCGAACAGATGCGATGGCATCTCGCCCGGCTCTATTCCAACAGCCCGCGGGCGCGGGGCCTTTGACGCAAGGAACGCGGAATAATCGGGATGCAGCATCACCAGAAGTTCCCCACGCCCGGCGGCTCGTCCGCAAACTCAAACCCCGCCTGCGCCATCTGCGCCCGTATCTCCGCCTCCATATCGACGCGGTAAACAATACGCGGCGGGCTATCCATGATGGGCTGCCCGATCACACGAACCGGGCGCGTAGCGGTGCGGCGGGTGGCGGCGTAGGTGGCCTGTTTGGCTTCGTCTTCGGTCATGCGCTTGCTCCGAAATGCAGCCGCCCGATCTTCTTCTTCGCGCGGTCTTTCCAGTTACCCGTTTCGCCGGCCGCTTCGTGATAACGCCGGATCACGTCGCGCCCCTCGTCCAGCGTGGCCGTCGTGACTGCCGCTGCTGCCGCAGGGCAAACCTGGATACGCCCGCCCGCCGCAAGGAACGCCTCGACGCTCTCGTATCGGGGCTTGGGCGCGCGCGGGCTGTTGTCGCGCACCCACGATTTCGGCAGCTTGTTGGGCTTACGCGGCGCGGGCGGCGGCTTGGGCTTCGGCGCCTTAGCCACCTTCGGCCGGGGCGGAACCGTCACCATCTGCAGCCGCACCAGGCGACGCGCCCGCTTCTGGCTGATCCCCAGCGCCTTTGCGCTTACGGGAACGGAGAACGTAAGGTTGAGCGACGCTTGCAGGACCGGCGCCAACTCGACAGCCGCCGCCGCGTGGATGGCCTGAACCTTAATTGCACCGCGCTTGGCGCCTTCCCACATGCTTTCGCCTAGCCGCACAAGGCGCAGCTTGCGAGAGTGAGCGCGCATGCCCTTCATCGTCACCGTGTCGGTGCCGCGCGCTTTCCCGTAGAGCACTAGAAGCGCTTTCAGGTTGGGATGGGTGGCGAAATGCTCCACCAGCACGGCGCCCGCGCGGTCCATCTCGCCGCTGCGGGGTTTGCGGACTTTCGTTTCTATCCCGGCATCCGTCATCCGAAGCGCCACGGAAAACTGCGCCATGCCGAGGCGCCGCCCGATCTCTCGTTGCGACACGCCAGCCGCCGCCCATTCGCGCACGGCGGCGG